CATCCGTTTTGTCATGAACTCCTGACGGCCAGAAGGTTCCAACACAAGGTCATCATAATCGGCCTTTGTTCTAGCAAGCAACCTTTTAGCATAAGGCGTACTTTCATCCAACATCGGATTTGCCTTTGACCAGTTTTTCATGCCATCCACCTCATCCGCATTGTCTAACTTGCAGATGAAAGGGAATAGCCTAAAATCATCAACCTCTCCATTCAAGATTTGCATAGACTTCTCTATCAGCTTGTCATAGAATCCCTCACGCACATACCCATTCGTACCGTTGTAGAAAGTCCGAGCATGAGCGATTTTACCAAGACCAGACCTTTGAACCTTCACGGCCTTATCATCTTCAAATTGGTGGATCTCGTCAAACTCAAGACAGCCATCACGAGCAGAGTCCATCGTTTTCGGATTATTCGTCCTAAAAGAAAAGACCGAGTTGTTCGCTCGACCTGTAATAGACATTTTAGTTAGATAGAAATGGTCCTCAAGACCACGCCTTTGGATAGTCTCATAGACTTCCTCAAATGATACCTTGCCCTGTTTCTCAGAGTTAGCAGTGATAGTCACATCATAATCTCTGATAGGGTAGATCGGACTGATAAAGAACGAGGATCTGGCAGACATGAAACCATTCTTACCACCCCCACGAGCTAAAGTATACAGATACTCATCAAAGTGTGGCTCCCCATCCTCCTTTCGAAAAAGAAAGATAAACGGAGTCAAGAAAAGCTGGTATTTCGCTAGAGGAAAAAAGTTCTTTTCCGTAAACCGAATGAATTTCTCAATCAGGTCATTATCAAAATATAGATCATCACGAGGATAGATTTTCTCTTTGATGATTTTAAACAGCAACTTTCTTTCTTCGTTGACGACGATTTCTCCACTCTCGGCCATTTTGATGTAGTCATCAACCAACGGATGAGAAATCATAACAGATCACTTCCAGACGTAGGTTTCTCAACAGGAGAATTTTCCACCTCAAAATCAAACGATCGCTCAATAGCTAAAAGCTGATTGCTTGTTGTGTTGATTTCCTTGATGAGAGAATTCGCTTTTTGGAATCTTTGTTGGCCATTGTGGACAGTGACGACAAGTCCGTCCTCATGCAGACGAGCCTTCAGCTCATAAAGTAACCTCACAAGATAAATATAGCGATTGACTTTTTCATACTGAATCGCATCCTTTTTTCTAGGACTAAAATAGCCGATTTTAGAAAGTAGCTGATTTTCTAATTCTTTTATATTTTTTTCCGAGTATTCTTCCATTACCCCCCACCCCCTTTGTTTTTTTGTTAAAAATTTGGACAGTTAACCCCTCCCACCGGTTCCCAAAACCTTAAAAACACTGGATTTTTTTTGACCGGGGGGTGTTGTCATCCCCAAAATTCATCTGTTCTAAAATTTTTCTCAATCAGCTTTTTAGATTTTCGAAATTGAAAGCGTCCATGACGTTTGTTGTGACATTCCTTGCATAGAGTTCTTAAGTTATCTAAGTCAAGAGCGAACTCTGGATAGAACTCTAGCTCTTTGATGTGGTCAACTTCTAGGTTGTCTGTTGTAACTTTGCCTTCTTCTCTACACCAAACACATTCGTTGTGATCACGTTCGAGTGCAAGCTTGCGAAGTTCTCTCCATTCACCAGAATTGTAAAACTCTGTTCGGTCTGCTCTAGTTGAGACTTCAATCATTTTCGTGAGGTAGAAACTTTTAGTTCAAACTCATTGAGTTTGTCAAGACAATGATTTAAATAATTAATTGCTTCAGCTGTCTCTTTAGCTAGTTGACGAAACTCTGAACTATTTTCAATTTCAACACCAATTACAATTTCTCCTAATGGTTTTTGTCTATTGGTTGTTTTATTAAATAGTCTTTTAAAAATACCTTTCATAACTATGTAAACTCCTTTGTTTTTGTTCTTTCAATTCCTTGTTTTACATATTCTAATGAATTCGCTACATGAGTTTTAATTCAGATTTATCAAGCGTTTAACCTGCATACATAAAATGAAATCATCATAACCTCAAAACAATGAATTGATAGTAAAATAAAAAAATTAAAAGCCTTGAAACTTCGTCATGGCTCTGTCTTGTGAATCTTGATTTTTACCGATATATCTTAGTGAAATACTCTGGCTTGAGTGGTTCAGTAGGTCCATTATCAGAGCGACATCCTTGGTTTGCTCGTACATGAATAAACCAAATGTCTTTCTCATCGAGTGAGTAGCTATGTTTTCCAGACCAACTTCTTCAGCAGCTCTTTTGATAATCTTATAAGCTGTGTTAGGTTTTATATGCTGATGCTTTCCGTTTCGGCTTGGAAAGAGGAAGTCTTCATCTTTTTTATCTTTGATGTACTGCCTCATAGCATTCTTGAATTTCTTTGGCATCTTTCGTTTGGTTGGCTTGTCTGTCTTTTCATCTACGATCTGGACATGCCAACCTTTAACGTGCTTTACTTTCAGTTTAACGATATCACCAATACGAAATCCCAAATTAACACCAGAAAGGAAGAGCATGAGGTTGCGTTGTCTATCTGACTCTTTGACTGCACTATGCAACGTCAGCCATTCAATCATAAGCTGAACATCATCTCTATTTCTGATTGGTTCAACAACTACCACATATCCTCACCTCCTTTTTAATGCACAAAAATAGCAGAGGTTTCCTCTCTGCTATTCTTCATGATACTAATTTACCACATTCTTTTTGTCAATTCTATATGTTTTTTTGACAACTTTACATAAAGAGCAAATTTGAAAGTGTATCAAGAATCACCTCACGCCTTCTGTAAATCTGCTTGCTGTGTCTATACAAGTACCCAGTTTCTCCGTTCTCCATGATGTGCCAAACTTGAATCCAGTCGTATCCAGTATGTTCTCCCCAGCGAAGATAAAAGATTTTTTTGTCATCTGGTTCTAGATTCTCTAGTAATTGAGAAATAGCGTTTTGGAGATTTTCTAATCTTAAAATCATAGGATCGCTTGCATAAGCAACCGCTAGATTCTCCGACCTGTTGACGAATGTCCCACTGCCACTTGCTCCAGTATCATCAATTTCAGGAACAGTAAGATGCTTAACTTCGTACAAACGTTCTAGCTCATGCCTACGCTGGCCAATAAGTTTGTCAATCTTTAAATATTTATCATCGAGTTCAAACTCGAGATAATCCCTTCGTGCTTTTGTTAAGTTCTTTTTGACCAAACCTTACCTCCCATGTATCTTTTGGATTTAACCCATTTGATAATTTTGCCATCGTTATTGTTATTGTGATAATCTGGCAGTCTTGCTGTTGGACTCTCTTTGTAGACCACTTTTTCAAGTACCTGGATTGCAGGCATCGTTTCGTCATCTATCCACCCTACAAGCCAAGCAGGGTTTACATCATAGGTTTTAGCAATCGTTTCAATTTGCTTAATAGATGGATATCCACCTCGCTCATACAAATGAATTGTATTTTGTGAAACACCTGTCTCTTTTGCCATCTGTACTACAGAGAGACACAGGTCCTCTCTAAGTTCTTTCAATCTTAGCTGCATCTTTCAAATCTCCTTGCGTATTTCAAATAATCTTGCCATCAAAGACTAAAGTAATCGTACCTGTCCCATCTTGATGTTTAGATACTAAAGCTTGACAATCTGAGCCGAGCTCGATTCCTTCAATCGTGATGCTGCGTTTTATATTGTTAACGTTTACGATTGCGCCATTCGATGTTTTAATTCTCATGTTCCATCTCCTCACTAACTTTCTAATGCACAAATTCGTTGACCAGGTCACGGATAAAGAGCTTCCAATCAGATTCTCTAAACGTCAAGAAACGATCTGTAGTAAAATTTCTAAGTCTTCTATAGAAAAGCATTTTTAGTTGGATTGACTCACCAACACTCAGTAAGGTTCCAGGGAAGCAATGTACTGAATGCACTCTGTTTCCATACCCAGAAATATCTAAATGTATTAACGTTTCTGGATATATGCGCTCTGTACTAGCTTCAACTTCGAACTCAACCTTAACTTCTTCTACAATTGGAACTTCGTTTAAAATTGGTCGTGCAGAAAATAATGGCGACGGGATTTTTTGCCTTTTTCTTCTTCCTGAATATGGATATTTACAAGGTTTCATTCTTTTTCCTCCAAAAGCTTAGGATTTTCGTAGATGTTCCCAATGACTTTGTAATACGGTAGAAATTCCTTTGTGATGTCAATCCGATAGGTACGACTTAGACCATCACCGTACCAGCGACCTTTGTCTTTGTCGTATTTGACAATAAAGGT